GGTCGATCTCCCCCTTATGCCTCTTAAGGAATCCAGCGAGGACTTCAGTACGGCGCTGCGCCATTGTACCTTGCATCAGCTCGTTGATCGTTGAGACGATACCACGCTCGGCATCTTCGTCTGAGGATTGAACCTTACTCTGTCCAAAGTACAGACCACAGTTCAGAAAACTGATCTGTCTTGGCGTAGAGGTATTCGAATCCAGTTCATAGTCAAAACTGGTGGAGTTAGCGTTCGCATATCTCCTATGACAATAAGCCTTACCGGGACTCATCTCAAGGCCGACAGATCGGCTGATCTCGATGTGATCGCTCCATTTGGATACTGGCGCGACGTAAAGCATGTCATCTCCATTGACTAAGACTCCGGACAACTTCTGAGACAGTGATCTAGGATCATCTCTACAATTGAGCAAGTAAACCCCAAGGTTTGTCAAGCACAAGATCGGGAACGAGAGAATCGACCCCATCAGTTGTCCGTTCTTCTGAAGAACGGAGGGAACCTCCTCGTTGAAAGGAGGTGGGTAACGGCATTTGTGAGGAGCTAAAACAGCAAGACAGAGGTCGCGGAACGACTCTTCTTGGCCCTCCAGAAGGTAACTCAAAATCGCAGAGCTCAAACGAGCACTGAGGCCATCAGTGGCTGCAGAGTAATCGATAGAAAACCATCGAAAACCACCGCTTCCAGAGAGGACGGGGTTTGCCTTCAAATCAATGAGGTCCGTTGGGCTCAAGGGACGGCCTATCAAACGGAAACAATCCATTTTTCTCATGACTGTGTGCAAGCACTTTTGAACGTGCTTTGCAAGATAGTATGGCACTGCGTTGCCCTTTGATATCACACGGACCTTCAGGGGTTCTAACACAGCTTGGATTGTGCACTTAAGTGTCTTCTTTTTGATCACTACTTGAGTGATGTCACCATCGGGATATTTCACATATGTCCTCTCGGATGCATAGTGATCTATCGCTCCGTTGAGTCGACGCTTCCAAATGGCAAGCTCGTTCTCATACTCATACTCCTCCATGAGGTAGTTGGTGACAACCCGCCCATTCACAACGCAGCGGGGGTAGTAAATCATGCGTTTAAGCTCCGGTTGAACTCGCAAATGAGGCTCTCCCTGGAGATCACATCTTTGGACTTCTGGCACGACAGTCGTCAGATGCCCGAGCTGGCCACCGTAGGCACGGCTCGACTCATAACAAGCACTCGTGGATGCTACGTGAGAAAGATCATTCCGGTACTCATCCGAAGTACTCAGAAGCTCGGACCTGAATCCTTGCTTCCTTTTCTTCTTCTTCCCAGAAGCCCCTCCATCTCGTATGACCTTGAGTACGGGTATGAGGTCCTCCATAACCTCCTCCAAGCGTTGATCAGTAACAGGATCAACCTTTTCCATGGCGAGACGATGCTTTCTGTATGTGGATAAAACCAATTCATCAGTCATCGTTTCAGCAGCCCTCTTGCCCTGCAAGAAGCTAT